ATGGTCGATCGTCGCGCTTTGGATATAGCTGAAATGCAAGGCGGCGTCCTTATCCCCGCTATTGGTGATCGAAGCGCGGCGGGGGGGCTCTTGTCGCGCGTAAACGAAACAAATTTGTCGGAAGCGGTAAAGCTAGAAGGCGGCCCAAATTTTATGAGAACGCACGCGCCTTACAATGAGGCATGGGCGTCAGACAAGGGCGTAGTGACATCGTTGGGAAGACGGGTGCGCAATGCGGCGAAGGATGGAGCGGACGTTTTCCTAGCATATAGCCCAATGGCCCACACGACGCTAGACTTCAACACCATGATGAGCGACGCGCTAGTCGCGCAATTGAGCGGTGCAAAAATAACAAAGAAAGCCAAGGCCGAATTTGATCGGAAAATAAAACAAAAATATCCAAGTTGGCCTGGAATAGATGATGCCAAGGTCGGTGCTTTCTTGCGGTCGTCGGATGGGCTCACTAGAACCGCGATAGTGCGCGAGATGGACAAGCCAAAATGGCGGAGCGCGGGCTTCCCAGACGTGGCCGCAACGCGCAAGGCAATTACGGAGCCCGGCTTGTTGGATGCGGACTTGAACGCGTCGGGCTATGCGGTGGCAAAGATGGACCCAACTGGGCGTTCGGTATCCGCTCCTCTTGCTCCGCATTCAACGTACAACGCGCATTTGGCGGGAGAATACATCGGGGGTCTAGCGGCTCCTGTCCCCCGAGAAATTCTTTTTCGAGACTTTTTCAAAGAGCGCTTTGCTAATAGGCCGCCCAACTTTAACCCTGCAAACACTGGAGACAACAGGGCGTTCATGATGAGCAATGTCGAGCAGCCTGTCGATCAAGAGCTTGTTGATGCTGTGTCTACTTACCTTCGACAGAATCCCCAATAGCGCGGCCATATTCGGTGAGGGTCACCCCTGCCATGTCGCAGGCGCTGCTTTCTACTAATTGGCAAAGCGCTTCGAGTTCCGCGTCGAATGTGCCGGGCTCTGTTGTTTGTGCGTGCATGACGGCGCGGGTGAGGGCGTCGCTTAGTCTTCCTGCCAATTCTGGATCAAGTTTAGGCGAAGCGGTGGACATTCGTTCCTCCAAAACAACGAAGCTGACAGTACCCAAAAAACAACACTACTAAAAGGCTTGATATGGGACGCCGGGCGCATGAGCCGACGGACGAAGCGCGGCGCGTGGTCTGGGAGATGACCGCGTTTGGCATCCCGCAAGAGCGGGTGGCGCATGCGCTGGGCATAGATCGCTCAACGCTGCTCAAATACTACCGCGAGGAGCTTGATAGCGCTGCTGACGCGGCTGTGACCAACGTCGCGCGCAACCTGTACGCAAAGGCGATCGGCGACGGTCGCGAAGCAATGACTGCAGCGATCTTCTTCTTGAAAACGCGCGGCAAGTGGTCTGAACGGGACAAGGACGATCGACAAGGTGGGAATGCCGGCACGCTCACGATCCGATGGGAGGACGACCGAGATCGTCCTACCGTATCGACCGAGGGCGGCGCAGAGTGACCTGCATCATGCGCTCAAGCGCTTTAGCGTTTTGGTCTGCCATCGCCGCTTTGGCAAAACGACGTTTGCGGTAAACCATGCGCTGCGAGCGCTGTTCTCGGCGGGACAGCCGGGTCGGCGCTATGCGATCGTGCTGCCGCTCTACCGGCAGGCCAAGCAAGTCGCTTGGGACATGCTGAAGGACTACAGCCGCTGCGTCCCGATAGCGACCTACAATGAGGCAGAGCTTCGCGCCGACTTTGGAGACATTGGGCGCATCCAGCTGTTTGGCGGCGATAACCCTGACACGCTGCGGGGCCAGGGCTTCGACGGCGTGGTGATGGACGAGGTCGCGCAGATGGACCCGCGGCTCTGGGGCGAGGTGATCCGCCCGGCGCTGGTCGATCGCAAGGGCTGGGCGATCTTTCTCGGCACGCCGAGAGGGCGGAATGCTTTCTACGACCTGGTGCAGCAGGCCGAGGAGGACGACACCGGCGAGTGGATGGTCGCGATCCGCAAGGCGTCCGAGACCGAGATCGTTCCGAAAGATGAGCTGCACGCGGCCAAGCGCCAGCTGACGCGAGAGCAGTATCTGCAAGAGTTCGAGTGCTCCTGGACCGCCAGCATTCGCGGGGCCTACTACGCCCGCGAGATGGAGGATCTGACCGAGGCCGGCAGGATCACGACGATCACGCCGCCGGGCGATGTCCTGGTGCATACGAGCTGGGATCTGGGGATCGGAGACGCAACAGCGATCGTCATGTGGGCGATCGTGGGCCGTGAGGTCTGGATCTTGGACTACTACGAGAACAGCGGTGTCGGCCTCGCTCACTACGTCGAGCATCTGAGGTCGCTGCCGTATCGCTACGGAAACCATTTTCTGCCGCACGACGTGCAGGCCCGCGAGCTTGGCACTGGGATCACGCGCCAGGAGACGCTCGAGCGCCTTGGGCTGCGGTGCGAGGTGCTGCCGCAGCAGCGCGTTGATGACGGCATCAATGCCGTTCGCAACCTTCTGCCGAGGACGTGGATCAGCTCGGAGAGATGCCAGCGTTTAGTTGAGGCGCTCCGACAGTATCGAGCGGCATGGGACGACAAACGACAGATGTACCGGGCGACGCCGGAGCGAGACTGGACGACGCACCCGGCTGACGCGGTGCGATACATGGCCATGGCGGTCGCCGAGGCCGAGGTGGACGTTGCCGGCTGGGCAAAGAAGCCTTCCAACGACACAGCTTGGATACGCTAGATGGTGATGATCGAAGAAACGGTGGAGATCGAGGAGGTCGGCGAAGAGCAGACCCCCGATGCGTCTACCGAAGACGAGCTGATCAATATCATCCAGGCCGAGGCCCAGGATGCGATCGGCTACGACACCGACACGATCGTCGAGCGCCGCGCGCTGAACTTGTCCCAGTACCTGGGCCAGCCGCAGGGCGACGAGCGGGCCGGCAGGAGCCAAGTGCTCGACCGGAGCGTGCTGGAGACCGTCGAGGCTCTGGTCCCGTATCTGCATCGGCTGGCGATCAGCGATGGCGTTGCGCAGTTTGAGCCGGTGGGCGATGGCGACGAAGAGGTTGCCGAGCAGGCAACGGATGTCGTTGACCATATCCTCACGAAAATGAACGACGGCCACCGGCTCGTGTCCACCTACATCAAGGATGGGCTGATCAGCGATGTCGGCGTGATCAAATGGTATTACGATACTTCGATCGAGGTGAAGATCGAGACGCTGTCTGGGCTGACCGACGAGGAGATGGCGCGGCTCGACATGGATGTCGAGGCCGATGTCGTGGAGCACACGGCGTATCCCGACCCTAACGGGGCGATGCTGCCGGTCCTCGATGAGCTTGGCCAGCCGGTGATCGACGCGATGGGCATGCCGGTCATGCAGCCGCTGATGTTGCACGACATCCGCCGGCGCATCCGCAAACCCAAAGACAAGATATGCGTTGAGAACGTCGCGCCCGAGCAGTTCGTGATCGACCGCAACGCGACCAGCCCGACCTTTGAGGACTGCCGCTTCATCGGTCACCGGGTGTTCAAGACGCGCTCCGAGCTTCGCGCGATGGGCTTTCCCGCTGACGTTGTGGACAGCCTGCCCTACGGCGACACCGAGTACAGCCTCAACCAGGACTACCTCGAGCGGTACGAGGACAGTGAGTACGACAACGATATGGGCGGCGAGGCCGGGGCGGAGAGCAACAGGCGCATTGAGGTGCTGGACTGTTACATCCGCGTTGATCTGGACGGCGACGGCATTGGTGAGATCCATCACTGCATGACGGCTGGGTTCCAGAATGCGATGGAGTTGCTCTATCACGAGGAGGTTGATCACATCCCGTTCGCGTGCTGGTCGCCGGTGCTGCTGCCTTACCGTGTCATTGGCCTCGGCGTCGCGTCATTGGCAAGCGAGAGCCAGCAAGTTCTGACGGCCCTGCAACGCTCTGTGCTGGACGCGACCTATCAAGGCGTCTCGCCGCGTCTGGCGGTCGTCGATAGCGAAGTCAATATGGACGACCTCTCGACCCAGGAGCCGGGCGGCATTGTCCGCACGAAAGGGCAAAACGTGATCACGCCGATCGGCACGCCGCTGGTCGGCACGCAGGTGCTGCCGGTGCTTGAGTATATGAACACCCTGCGAGCGGCGCGCACGGGCGTGACGCTGGACGGCATGGGCCTCGACCCGACGAGCTTGCAGAATGAGACGGCCACGGCGGCGGCGTTGCGCTTTGACGCGGCGACGGCTCGCACCGAGATGGTGGCGCGGAACTTGGCGGAATGCGGCATCAAGCCGCTGTTCAAGGGCCTATTGCAGACCTTCCTGCGGTATTTCGACGGCGAGTTCGTGTTTCGCCTGCGCGACAAAGTCGTGCGGGTCGACCCGAATGCGCTCAACGCCGACATGGACGTGACGGTGTCGGTTGGGCTCGCCGGCCATCGCGACAAGCAAACGGCGCTCTATCAGGGCATCCTGGCGATCCAGGAAAAGATCCTAACGACGGCTGGCCCGAACAACCCGCTTGTCGGCTTCGAGCAATACTACAACACGCTTGGCGAGCTTTTGCGGATCGCGGGCATCACGTCGCCGGCGCGGTATTTCAAGGACCCGGCAACGCAGCCGCCGCCGCCCCCGCCGCAGCCTGACCCGAATATTGAGCTGATCAAGGCGCAGGTGCAGATCGAGCGCGAGAAGCTGGAGCTTGAGCGCGAAAAACTGGCGTTTGAGGCCGAGGTGGACAGCGTCAAGATGGGCGCTGAGTTGCAGGCCGAGGCCGATCGCAAGGCCGCTGAGCTTGCGCTGCGTGAGCGCGAGGTGTCGCTCAAGGAGCGCGAGGCCGAGATGAAATACCAGATCGAGCAGGAAAAGCTGCGCATCCAGGCGGCGAAGGTTTGAGGCGACGGGCATCGGGCGCGAGGCCGCGTCAGAGAGACGTCCCCTGTCAAGCCTGCGGTCGGCTGATCGACCTAAACGTGCCCGGCCTGATCGTGCTGGGCGATGGAACCAACCTACACCTGCATTGCTACGAGGAGACCTGCCGTGCCGATGGTCGGGAAGAAGCACTACGCCTACACGGCGAAGGGGATGGCGAAGGCCAAGGCTGCCGCCAAGAAGGCCGGAAAGCCGGTGAAGTCCGGCAAGAAAAAGAAGGGCTGAAACTATGGTGATGTTCGGCGGCTACAACTACATGCCGGCTCCGTCGCAGGTCGATCCGCGCCTGCCGGTCTACAAGCCTCAGATGATGACGCTGCCCGGCGCGAAGCTGTCGAAGGACGATCAGCTCGCCAAGCAGAAGCAATTCGCTGGCGGCGTCCTGCAGGGCTATCAGTACCGGCCCCTGGCGCGGCCTGACCTGTTCGGCGTCAACCCGCAGGCGGCGATGAGTGGCACTGTACCGGACCCGGTACAGGGTGGCCGCTATCAAGGCCCAATGGGTCTGATGGCCGGCATGCCGATGCAGACGAGCCTTGTGGCCCCGGCTGGCGTGCTTGGGGGCGATCAGATCACGCCGATCCAGCCAGAGGGCACGTTCGTGCCCGATGACGGCACTGGCGCTACCGACGCGGGCGAGGAGCAGGGCAAGGGTGCGTATACGCTGCAGGATCTGATGCGCATAGAGCGCGCTTTGGGCCAAGCGAATTTTGGCAACCAAACCCCGATCTCGGTGTTCGAGCTGGTCAAGGACGCCGGCGGCGGGACTTACGACGTGGACTTCGGGAAGCCTTATACGGGCCTTCTGTTCGCCACTCGCAACGACGCCGGCGAGATGGTGGATACCGCCCAGCATCTGGGCAAGTCCGCAGCCATGTCGCAGGCGCTCTACGGCGCGCGAAGCATTGACGAGAGCAATTGATCTTGACGCCAGAGGAAGCTGACCTGCGCGCGGGTGATGCGCGCATGCTGCTGGAGCATCCATTGCTGCATAACGCGTTTGCCGATCTGACAGCCGCGTATCTGGACATGCTTCTCAAGACCGAGGACGAGCGCGGCGTGATGCGCCTGCGTGATGGTCTCAAGGTGATCGAGCAGGTCAAGGCGCAGCTGAAGTCGCATGTCGCGACGGGTCGGCTGCATGGCCGAGAGGCCAAGGAAATTAGAGGCAGACAGAGGTTTTTTTGATGAGCGACGCTACCGCAGAGATGGTCGACAACGATCTAGTCGATGACCCGATCGAGGACGAGGCGACTGTCGAGCGACGCCCTTTCGATACGATCGACGAGGCCGCGCAGGAGATGCGCCGCTTCTTCGAAAGCGATGAACAGCCGGCGGATGCCGGCGACGAGGCAGCGTTGGAAGACGCTGAAGAAGCTCCCGAACCAGCCGCCGCCGCTGAGCCGACCTTCGAGGTCGAGGTCAATGGCGAGATCCGGCAGGTGCCGCTGTCACAGTTAAAGGCAGCGTATACGGGCGGCGACGAGCAGCCGGTAGATCCGGCATTTACCGAAGCACAGATGCAGGCTCTAAGCCAGCACAGCCCTGAGCGGCAAGCGCAGGATCAGTGGGTCCAGCAGGTGCAAGCGTACCTGTCGAGCCCGATGCCTGAGCAGCCGGACCCTGCTCTGCGCGAGACTGATGTGATCGAGTACCTGACACAGAAGGACGCGTGGAGCCAGGAGCTTCTGGATCGCCAGCAGCTACAAGCGCAACTCGATGGCGTTGTGACCCAGCGTCGAACGGAGGCGCAACAGTTGCATCAGCGTTTGCTGGACACCGAGTGGAATGCGCTCACCAAGCATCACCCGGATCTGAAGGACCCCAACCGCTACAAGGCGTTCACCGCCGACATCCAAGAGGTAGCGCGTCATTACGGGTTCCGGGACCAGGAGATGTTGAATTGGTGGGACCACCGCCAGATCCGAATGGCGGCTGATGCGTTGAGGACCGTGCGCGCTCAAAGCGCCGCGCCAGATGTTGCGAAGCGGGTGGCAAGCAAGCCGCCGGTGATCTCGCAGGCTGGCCGCGCTGAGCCGGATGGGGCGCAGAAGCGAGCCTATAAGGAGGCCAGATCAAGACTTCGAAAGACCGGCAGCATGCGTGACGCGGCTGCTGTTTTCCGAAACTTTGTCTAATAGGAGGCCACCATGGCTCTCATCACCAACGCCTTCACCACCTACTCGGCGGTGGGCAACCGGGAAGACCTAGTCGACAGCATTTACGACATCTCGCCGGTCGACACCCCGATCCTTTCATCGGTCGCTCAGACCAAGGCCACCGCCGTCAAGCACGAGTGGCAGACGGACAGCTTGTCTGCTAACACCACCGCTAACGTCCTGCTGGAAGGCGACGTCGTTTCGGCGCAGGCTTCCACGGCGACTTCGCGGGTCGAGAACTATTGCACGATCTCGTACAAGGCTCTGGCTGTGACCGGCACTCAAGACGCCGTCAGCCACGCGGGCCGGGCGTCCGAGCTTGCCTACCAGCTGGCCAAGCGCTCGCGCGAGATCAAGCGCGACATGGAGACCATCATCACCGCGAACCAGGGCTACAATGCTGGTAATGCGACCACCGCGCGCGAAAGCCGCGGCCTCGGCTCGTGGATCACCAGCAATGACAGCCGTGGCACGGGTGGCGCTGATGCCGCTTCCGCGACCGCTGGTGCGACTGACGGCACGCAGCGGGCCTTTACCGAGGCCATGCTGAAGTCGGTCATGCAGCAGGTCTTCGACAACGGCGGCGAGCCGGAACTGCTGACGGTTGGGAGCTTCAACAAGCAGACCGTCTCGGGGTTCACGGGTCGGTCGTCTGCGCGTCAGATGATCGCTGAGGATCGCATCCAGGGTGCGGCGTCGCTTTACGCGTCCGACTTTGGTGACCTCAAGGTGATCGCCAACCGCTTCCAGCGGGCTCGCGATGCGTTCGTGCTCTCGCCGGAATACGCGGCTGTTGCCTACCTGCGGCCTTTCGCGGTCGAGGAGCTTGCCAAGACCGGCGATGCGGAGAGCCGTTTCCTCCGCGCCGAGTGGACGCTTGAAGTCCGCAACGAAGCCGCTCATGGCGTCGTGGCTGACCTGACCACGTCCTAAGCGCGTTGAGGCGGGTTCTCCCAGCCCGCCGACCCCGCGGGGGCGGCTTGCCATTGCCGCCCCCGTTTCTTTTGGAGCTTCGATGTCCCACAAGCAGACGTTTCGCGAGGCTTTCTCGCCAACAGCTCGCAATGTCACGATCGTGGATGGCGACGACCTGCACATCGGCGTTGAGGTCGATGCCGGCGCGTTGCGCGAGAGCGCCAAGGCTCTGCGCGATCTGAACGATCACGAGCCGTTGCACAAGGACATGCGGCTGGCTGCGATCATCCCCGAGGATGTTCTGCAACGATCCTTCCAGGAGGGCTGGTTTAATGACCGACGCGCCTGGAAGCGCTGGGCCAACGATCCAGATCATCGCGACTTCCGCGTCTGGGAGGGTCAACTGTGAACGATCAGGGCATCAAGATCCTGGTGGCGGTCCCGAACACCGGCCACTTGGTCACGGCAACGGCGGTCTCGATCGCCGAGATGTTGCAACACTTTGAGGCGTCCAGCGCGCCCTTCGCCAAAGAGGCGCGGCTGATCGCGGCACAGGGCTCGATCCTGCCCGAGATCCGGCACAAGCTGGTCGCCGAGGCTTACGAGTACGGCGCGACGCACATGCTCTGGGTGGATAGCGACATGCGCTTTCCCAAGGACGCGCTGAACAGGCTGCTGAACCACGGCAAGCACGTCGTGGGGGTCAATTACGCCCGCAAGGAGCCCGAGGCTCGCCCGACCGCTTTGACGCTTGATGAGCGCCCTTTGAGCGCTGGCTCGACGGGGCTGATCGAGGTCGCGCATATGGGGTTTGGCCTAATGTTGGTCTCGATGAGCGCCTATGACGCGATCGACCTGCCGTTTTTCGCGTTCGAGCCGATACCGCCGACGAATGCTCGGTGCTACGGCGAGGATGTCACCTTTGGCCGCAAGCTGCGCAAGGCAGGCGTCAAGGTCTTTTGCGATGCCGATCTGAGCCGTCATGTCCAGCATATCGGCCCCTATTCCTACACCCTGGCCGCTGACGAGGCCGTCGAGCCTGACAAGCCGCAGCTGCAATTGGTGACGTAACATGGCCATCTCGACATACGCAGAATTGAAGACCGCCGTCGCGGAGTGGGGGAACCGCACTGATCTGACGACGCAGATCCCCGACTTTATCGCGCTTGCCGAGGAGCGGATCAACGCGAAGTTGCGTGTTCGCCAGATGGTCGCGCGCGCCACAACGGACGCCGCCGAGTATCTGGATCTGCCTGATGACTGGATCGAGGCTCGCGAGGTCAAGCTGACCAACAGCAAGACGACCGTGCTCGACTATTACAGCCCGATCGCGCTCGACAAGCAGTTTCCCTACGGCGGCGCTGGCCAGCCGAGCGGGTTCACGATCGTTGGCTCGCAGTTGCGCCTGATGCCGGCCCCGAGCGGGTCGATGACGGTCGAGATCGGCTACTACCAGCAGGTGCCGGCTTTGTCGGACAGCCAAACGCAAAACGCGGTGCTGACCGACTTCCCGCGCGTCTACCTCTACGGCTCGCTGGTCGAGATGCAGAACTATTTGATGGACGCGAAGACGTTGCAGCGTTTCGAGGCTCTGTTCGACGAGGCCGTTCGAGTGGCCAACACCGCGAATAAGTCATCGACGCATGCCGGCGGCAGCCTGCGCGTGACGCCTGGAGGAAATGTCGTATGACCACCTGGACAAACATTTCCGGCGGGAGCGCCATCAGCGAGTCCTTGGCTGATCAAGCGGCGACCAGCGCAACGGACGCGAGCAATAGCGCCACCTCGGCCTCCACCAGCGCGACTGCGGCGGAAGCGGCCAAGACTGGCGCTCAAGCGTCTGAAACGGCCAGCGCGGCCAGTGAGACCGCTGCGGCGGCTTCAGAGGCCGCTGCGGCCTCGTCGGAAACGGCGGCGGCGGCGAGTGAGGCGGCGGCGTCGTCCAGTGAGACGGCGGCGGCAAGCTCTGCCACTAGTGCAGGCACCTCGGCCACTAACGCAGCCACCTCCGCGAGCAATGCCAGTACCTCGGCTGCTAATGCGGCGACCTCGGAAAGCAACGCAGCCACATCTGAAAGCAATGCTTCCACTTCAGCCACTAATGCGGCGACCTCGGCGAGCGGCGCGGCTTCCAGTGCCACTGCGGCGGCTTCCAGTGCCACTGCTGCGGCGGCGAGCGAAACCGCTGCGGCGGCGAGCGAGACTGCTGCGGCGGCGAGTGAGACTGCTGCGGCCTCGTCGGAAACGGCGGCGGCTGCAAGCGAGAGCGCGGCTGCGGCCAGCGAGACTGCGGCGGCGGGCTCCGCCACCAGCGCCAGCTCCTCCGCCACTAGCGCCAGCACGTCAGCGTCAGGTGCCGCGACATCCGCGACGAACGCTGCCACCTCGGAGAGCAACGCCGCCACCTCGGAAAGCAACGCCTCTACCTCGGCAAGCAGCGCCGCCACCAGCGCGACGGCAGCGGCGGGGTCAGCCACATCGGCTTCAAATTCGGCTAGTAGCGCAGCCGCCGACCTAGCGACTTTCCAGGGCCAGTATCACGGCGCGTCAGCGACCGCTCCGACCACTGGCCTGGACACGGGGGATCTCTATTTCGACACCGTCGCGAACGCGATGAAGGTATACAACGGCTCCTCCTGGGTCGCTGCATATATCTCATCGGCTGGCATGCTGGCAGCAGCCAACAATTTGTCAGATGTCAGCTCAACCTCTGCCTCTAGGACCAACCTCGGCCTCGGCACGATAGCGACCCAAGCGGCCAATTCGGTGGCGATCACGGGCGGGTCGATCTCGGGCATCACTGATCTCGCGGTGGCTGACGGCGGCACGGGCGCTTCCACGGCTTCGGCGGCACGCACAAACCTGGGGCTGGTCATTGGCACGGACGTGCAGGCCTACGACGCTGGGCTAGCCGACATTGCTGGCTTGGCTGTTACTGACGGCAATGTGATCGTCGGCAACGGCAGCAATTGGG